CAAGACAGTTGAGTCACCCTTGATAACATCTACACCGTCAACTTTTTCTACTGAAACAATATTTGCAAATTGATTAGCAGGGGAATCTACAAGACTCAACTCCACTAAATCATATTCCTTAATAACTCTAATTGTTTTATCTGCTTTCTCATCATAAGCGTCGTCCCACTTGTTCATTTTTCCGCCGATAGAAAAGCCTGTTAGAGTTCCGTCAAGAACTTTTTCCCATGTATCTTGTGCGCCCTTTGAAACATATGCTGACACAAATACACCCTTATAGAATTTCTTTGACTCAGGATCAAAATATTTATCTTCTTTAAATGCAACCATTTTACCTACCGCCAAAGGCTGATGCATTTCACGAATGTTGCCACGAAACTTTGAGAATGCCTTTACAGATGCTTCGGTTGTGACAATGTCTTGCTGACGGTCAACGTTATCAAGAGTCGCAAATCCAGAAACGATGCGTCGCTCTTTGTCAACTTTAGAGAATGGCATAGAGAGGCGAACGTCATTTCCCTCAATATCCCAATGTGCCTTTGATATGGTCATGGTATTACAATTATATCCCCTTTTTATAAACAATATGGTAAAATATTAGTTTGAGGATCTACCCTCTCCCTGGGCATTTCTCCCAGCAATTGTCGTAGAGTTGTCTGACGAATTATTTGTTCGTTCTGCATCCCTTTGACGATTTCCTGCCAGGTTGGCCCTAGCATCTGCGGCTTCCCTGCTTGTCATTGTAAAGAACTCATCACCATCTGGATGCTGTGGAAGACCCAGCTGAACCCTTGCCTCATTCTTTGTCATAACTTGAGTTTTAACATATCTTTCAATAATTTGAGATTGTGCCATTTCATCGGTTAGTGTTAGCTCATTTAACTTAAACTCTAATAGGTCTGTTTTTTCTCTTACAATCTTGTTGATTGCTTTTTCAACATTTTTTTGAGCAGGTCTTGCTACCTGTTCCTTAAATGTCCTATCCTGTGCTAATGCTGCTGCAATGGCGGAAGAGTCTCCACCGCCAATTTTTGACAGTGGAACCTGATGGGCAATAAGAATGTCGTCTCTATTCCTGACACGATAGTCATTGAATGATGCTTCTTGGGTTCCGTTCTCAATGGCCTCCATTTTAAACTCAACCTTGTTGCCATCTGTGTCTCCAGGAAGTGGGATATAGAGCGTTCTGTGATTTTGTCCTTTTAGACTTGTTTGCAAGAATCTGAACATCTTGTCTTCTGCTTCTTCGGAAAGCTTTGCCCCTTTAAGTGTAACAATATATCTTGGCACACCCTTGTTTGTAAAATAATCAATATTGTATTGAGACGCAAGCTGATCACCCTGTAGAGAGCCAATAGCAGACATAATGTCTGGAACACCATAGAAAGTATTTAGTGGAGAGTATTCTTTATAATGAATAATTTCGTTTGGTCTTGGATCATTCGTAATTGGATTTACATTGGTTGCCCCAAAATTTCTGAAGTAAACAACTTTATTTCCAATAATCTGAATATATCCATCACGTAATCTACGTACACGAACAGTTGTTGCTGGAATGTGACCAACATATCCAATTTCTCCAGTTACCGTTCTACCAATTTCAAGATATCCATTTCCAGTTGCCTGAACATCTGTATAAAATTTCATTAATGTATTTGTAAAGGAATCATCATCATTAAGACTTTCTAGCCAGTCATTCATTTCAAACTTTGCACGTTCAAGTCTTTTGCGAGCTTTCTCTGTGGCAGACGAATTATCTGATGCCTCAAGGGCCATCTTTGCCCTACTTGTTGCCTCAAAAGAATAACCCAAGCCAACAATGTTTTCTACTTTTGCATCAATAGCTGCGTGATTGGCAAAAGAGGTGTCATAAAAATTAGCTAGCTCGTATAAATTCCAGGGTGGGGTGATAACGTCAAATATTCCATATCCATTGCGATAAACCCTGCCTGGGTTAATTTCTTTTGAGTATGCTCCATTAACCCCTCTATTAATTGCAAGAGCACTATCTTGATATAACGGATTGTTTACATCTACATTGTTGTAGCCAACAGTTGTGTCAATTGCATAATCAGCTTTTTCTATTCTGTCTGAACGACGCTTAAAGTTCTTTTCTAGCCCAGTAAGGGTTTTTAAATTATCCCATTCTTTAGAAAATGGATCTTGATCTTTAAATAAGTTAGTTTGCTCTTCAACCTCTGGTAGTCCAAGATCTCTAATATAATGTTCGCTTGACATTATCCCTCATCTCCATAAGCTGCCAGTGTCTTTTTTGCTGCGATAACAGCACCAATGTCATTTAGTGATGGAATTAATCCCTGCTTCATACGATCAATTTGCTCAGTATATTCTTCATCGCTAATTCTTGCAGCCCCTGGAAAAAATACTGCTTGACCATCTGGCTCACCGTAATGTGCTGCGGCCTCTTTTAGTTTGGCAATCTGGCTTTCGTCACCCTTGTTCGCTGGAACATTTAAAACACTTCCGTTGCCATCAGTAAACCATTTGCCATTTGATTTTTTCCAGACATAGGTTCCCCAAGCATACCCAGTCTGTTCCTGAAGGGTTACTTTAGCTTTACCAAGAGCCTCTGCAAATTTGTCTTCCATAACCAATAGTATACCATACTATACCGCTTTTAATGTTTTAGATTCCAGCAAAGCACCAGTAATAACATTATACTCATATCCAGTCAAATTAAATGTATTTGTGTTATAAACATCTCTGTCTATCTGGGTATCATCAATAATTATCTTATTTGTTCCTGCAAAAGAATTGTAAATGTCCTGACCATTAATTTCATACTGATTTTCTGCAGATATAATCAGCACCTCTCCCCAGTTTTTTCCTTGATAGAAAGCTCCAGAATCCAGATCTTTTTCTGGATCCCAAGAAGTCCAGGTAAGGTCTTCTCCAGATGCTGACCTCACTTCTGTCCAAAGCCTATTTACTGGTTTTTTAATAATTTGTAAATCATCTAGCTGATAGTAGGACAGGTTGTTTACCAAAAGTGGTCCAGAAATTCTAATTTTTCCTAAATTATTAGCAAAATCTAAAAGATTTCCAAAATTAATACCCAAAACTGCCCATTCATTTATATTAATAGACGGAGTAATTGATGGTTTTCCATTAACATAAAAGGTTATTCCTTTTTCAGAGCCACCAGTATACCCGTTTATTGCGTATATCTTTCCCCTTTGTCCATCTTCTTGCGAAGAAACTAAATAAATTTTTGTCAAAGAGTTATTTGATCTAATTTCAAAGATTTTTACAGGATCCATTGGAAACTTTTCTTTTATATACAAGACTGAAGATTGAAAAGCTATCATTTTAAATGAGCTAGACAATCCTCCATTAATTGGAATTTCTATTCCACGATCTTGATAAGATGAGTCATTATTTATTAAGCGAATACCGCTTTTCTTTGTTAGGTATAAATAAGGACTGCTACCCTTGTATATTTCAAACGGATTGTTCTTTTTATAATCTGTATAGTAAACTCCATTTTTTCTATAAGGATACATTTCTGATCCAAACTTTGTTCCAATTTTTGTTGGCACAGAAGTGCTTAAAGCTAAAGAACCTAAGTGTAACTGTTTTATTTTAACTGGTTTAGAAAGAATGGCGTCACTTTTTATTTCAAAATGAATTGACATGGACACAGTATTAAAGTTAATATTTTCTGGCATATAAATTATAGAGCCGTCGATAATTTCATATTTTTCTGATCTCCAATTAGCTGTTGGGTTGACAACTTTTGTTTCTGATAGAGAAACCTTAAATCTATTTTCTTTTGCCCCAATTGTTTTTGATGCATTATCATGAAAAGCCACATAAGACTTTAAAATAGATTTTGAAGTATTATAGTAGTTAATCCCGTTAATCTTTATAAATTTTTCTGGTGTTGGATAAGTAACGTTTGCCTGAATAAAGTCTAGAGCATATACTCTGTCACCTTTTGTATTTGTTACATATTTTGCAAAATAAGAAAGAGGAACATAATCTTGCCAGTATCCAGAGGATGCGATATCTAACTTAAACTCTCCACTTCTTACTTTTGGAGATAAGACATAAGTAGATATTTCAGAATAAAGATTTACCTCTTTAAAGGATGATGGATTATAGGCATTAGAAGAGTTTAGTTGAATGCTCCAAGATTCGGTATTTGGCAATCCACCATCATACTCTGCCTCTATACTCTCTTCATTAAAATAGTCATCAAAAACACTTTCATAGTTATTCATTATTCCAGAAACATTAAATAGTTGCTTTATGTTTTGAAGATTTCTTTCATTTGCAAAACCAAAATTATACATCTTTCCATTAAATGTATTCTGCAGCTCTTTATTGCCACCTAGATAAATCTGATATCTGCTTATATTATTAAAAAATAATGCAGCTGTTTTTCCAAACTTTAGGGCAAAATCTTTAAATACTATCCCAATCCTAAATTTAATATTTTCAAATATTTCATTATCGTAGTTGTCAACAGCTATAGACTGTAAGTTTCCATTATAAAGCAATTGATACAAAATTTGATTATTTTGAATATAAGCTACAAAATAATTATTTGTAATTGGATCTATAATAGTAAAAATATCTTGTCTTTGCTCGCTAAAACTTTCTATTTCAAAAATTCCATAGATGCATTCTGGCCTTGTTTTTAAAAATTCTAAAGACTCAAATACAAAATATGAGTTTATGTCTTCCCAGTTTGTGTTTGGGTAAAAGGTAAAGTAGTCATTTTCTTGATTATTTATTAGTTGTTCAGAAGAATTATTTGAAGTTATTAGTTTTGGTAGTGGATATTGTGGAAGCTTTAAAATGTTATTCTCAGTTGTAATGTTTTCGGCTACCCCCTGTTTCCACCTACCAATGTCTGGGTAAGAATAGTTATTTGCATAGTTTGCAAATTGATAATCAATATACACAGATGTTCCATTATAGGCAGTGTTAATGTTTTCTGGGTATTCCACGCCCTGACCATAAACAAATCTTCTTTTGGCAACAACTTCTGGTACTGCATAGGGATATATTGCTATGCAGTCTATATTTATTGGAGATATGTCATCATATGCATAAAACCCAAGCCAGTCCTGTTCTTCATTATTGTTTGATGTAAATTGAGCAAGATTAAGAATTGCGTTGTCAATTTCAAAAGATATAACCCTTTCACCATTAATCATTAGGCTAGCTGCACCAGCTATAAACCTAATGTCAATAAGCATTGGCCTAAACCATTCACCGATAAAATGTGATCCAGAATATTGGCCTATTTGCAAGGTTAAAAATGGTCCATCAACATATAGTCCATCAGCTGAGGCAACAGGTCCAAATATTTTTCTTTTTTCTGTTGAATTTGAATTAATCCTGATCCAAAACTCTGCTGTATATTCTTTATATCTTCCAGCTTCATTTAAAAATCCAAGCCCAGGAATTAGCAACGATGGCAAATTATTATTTGGAGACAGAGTGGTAATATTTTCCGCACCATAGACCATTGGAATACTTGTGTTTCTTGCTAAAAACTTATTATCTTTAACTAGATAATACCCGTTTAAAGTTGTTAGTCCATAGGCTTTTGCTGGAATAAAAAGAAAATCGTTTTCAGAAATACCAAAAATATTATTGCTTAAAGTTTGTAAATCGTCTACCCCCAAGGATGATGGGGCAAAGTTTTCTGCCCACTGTCCAGCGGTAACACCGTTAAGATAAAAAACATACTCGCTGATTTCTGGAATTATAGAATATCTAATTTTAACTATAATGCTAATATCTTTATTTGTATCAGGAATATCAAATATATCAGATATAAAAAACCATCTATTTGCAACCTGAGTTTTTACATTTTTAAAAACTGGCTCAGGCAATCCATCATAAGTATATCCCACAGATACGCCAGTTATAGATGGGCTATCAGAATAAAAATAACACCCAATTGAAAATGTTTTTAAGTCTTGGTTTAAGCTTAATGAGCTAAAAAGAGATTCACCAGTTAGTACTATTTCGGTTATAGATTCGGAATTAACCCTCACCTCTGTAATTGGAGCACTTGGAAATGGTTCGTCTATTCTTACGGCATCTGAGAGGCTTATTGCATTGCTAGATTTTGTCCAATTAGAAAAGTCTCTGTCTTCTTGGGTAAGCAATGATAAATAGTCTACTTTTTCATCAAGTGACCATAGTGCAATTGGATGTTCTGAAAATATTTTTTCAGCATAGAGGTTAGAAGGTATGGCCATATAACCTATTTTATCATACTAGTTATGCCCAAGCACCAGCAGTTGTGCCAAATATTTCTGTTACTCTTATATATGATCCAGCCTGAATTACTGGAGAAACTGCGGTTCCGAATGTAATAAATGGGTTTAAAACTCCAGCAACTGAAACGGTCATTACACCAGTTACTTTTAAAAAATGTCCAGTAGAGGTAGTTCCCGTAACCAAAACTGGAGTTGATGTGGTTAATGGAGTTGTTAGCTGCAAATATCTTTCAACTGCAGCAGCAGGAGTTGCTGTACTGGAAGCTGTTGTAGTAAAGCTGGTATTTAGTAGAGAATTTGAAAAAGCAAGACCTGCCACTCCAGCTAACTGAAGATTTACTGTTGAAGCTGTTGCAGCTTTTCCAATTGCCACAAACATTTCTATTGCATATCTCGTATTAATTGCTAAACTTGTTCCTACCCCAAAAATTGATTGAGCAGTTGTATTGTTGGTTAGGGTTCTGTTTGTATCTAAATAGAATGTTCTAACTGGGTTTATTGGATGAGATATCGAGCTGGAAACAAGAGATATTCCGTTTGCAGAAAATCCGCCAGCCCCGTCTCTTGCAACAATTGCATTAATAGTAGGATTTGCTGTTGCTGTTGTTGCAGAATTTGGAATACTGGTAAGGCTAGCACCACTACCAGAAAATACCCCAGTACCTGTTACAGAAATGTTTTGCGAAGAAGATATGCCAGTTGAAGATACGTTTACAATATTGTTTCCAAAAACTACGCTACCGCCATGTGGATTTAACTGTAGGGTATTTGTTCCACTGGCATTATCCATTGCCTGAATTTCATTTTGATCAATTTTTAATTTTGTTGCATTATCTGCCCCAACCTGAATTGCATGGGTTGTTCCTGTAAGATCTGCTTCTCCCGTAGACAAAAGTCTAAGAGTATTTGCTGTAATCTGGCCAATGCCAGTTCCTGGGGAATCAGAATTTTGAACAATTAGATTACCCTTTATGGTATCTCCAGTATCTGATACTTTTCCATCAAGGGCTGTTAGGATGTCATCTATTTGAGCTGGATTTCCATTTAAAGCTTCAGAAATCTCATAAAGAGTATCTAGTGCTGCTGGAGCACCACCAATAATATTTTGAAGTTGGGCTATTGGAACTTGTCCAGTAGAATCAAGAGAGGCTACTCCGTTTATTGCTCCAATTTT